CAACAGTATTAGTTGCTACTTGGGCTTGGTTATCTTGTAAGTAACGTGGGGGAACCTTGGGTGAAATCCCACCGAATGATTTTATTTGGAGTACAGCCATGTCGGGTTTCCTTACGTCTAGGCGTATTGTAGTGTTAACCGCCTAGCACAGCTAGAGCCTGATTGATATGTTTAATACGGTCATCAAGGCCAATAGTACCGCCATTGATTTTCTTTGTCATTGCCACAAAGTCGCGGCCATCCGCTGTTTGGTTGAGCTTGTGGGTCTGCCAAAACCAGCCCGCCGTTTGAGCAGCGTATCTAGGCGTGCGAACCAGTTCAGGCTCCATCACAAAGTCAGCACCTAGCGCTTTACCGGCGTGGAAGAAGTTGCTATGGCCAGTTAGCTGGAGGAAACCCGATCCGCGGAAACGCCAGCCATCCCCCGAAGCTTCATCTCGGTTTCCCATGCGGTTTGAGTAAATCCTATTGGCAATCTTACGTGGCTGCTTTTCGTATTCCGCAGCAGACTCAGGTGTAAAACCCCACTGGCGTTTAGGCGTCTGGGGAAACAACTTAAGAAGCGTAGCCGCTCTATAGTTCAAATTTTCTTCCATGATCTTAAAGTTGCCGCACTCGTGGCCGCACTGTCCAATCCAGCTTGCTTGCTGCAAAGGCGTCATGATCCCAAACCGCTCAAAGGTTTCGTTAAATGCATCCGCTAACGAGGGGTCGATATGCATTTGCTGAAGTTGTTGGCTATTGACCATTTATCAAATTCCTTACTTCGTTGTAAGCCCCGACGCAGGCGTTGAGTTGGGTGATAGCTTTATCCCCGTCGGCTGCGATGTCGATAAGAGCTCGTATAAGCGATTGCTCAGATTCGGTTGGAGAGGTATCGACGGGTTGTATATCTGCAACGGCAACGGGGGCACTTGGGCTGGCTTGTGGACAACTGCGGGTGGGGAGGCGCAACCGACCAGTGCGAGCAAGCTCGTGCATAGCAGACTGCTTTTTAGTAATTTCATCCTGTGCCTTTCTGAGTTGAGTTTCGTTATCAGCCAATTTAGAAGCCATGGTTTTTTCTATTGCTCTAGCTTCTTCGTTTTTCTTTGCAATGGCAATCTTCATATCACCATCCCGCTCCAACCACCCATAGTGATGGCCAACACGGTAAGTACCAAACAAAGATACAAGAACACCAACAATTAACCAAGGGAGTGGGAGAGGTAACATTATTCAGATTCCTTACGGGCTGCTGCGATTTCTTCGCGTTCGTCGTCGGGCTCCATGTGCTCAGGAGGTGTAGTTGGCGGAGGGCCGGGAGTCCATGACTCATCTAACTCAGGATTCTTCCAAACTGGCATAGCACCAAACGGTTGTGAGGGTAAGCCATACGCAGATTGCGGAGACGCGTAGCTACTGTTAGCCATGCCGTACCCGCCCATCATAGGCTGACACATTGGTTGCATTGGAGGCTGCGGATTAAACATCTTAGAAGCCGCACCTGCCGCCCGTTTAGTCATTACACCGCCAATACCGCCAACAATCAAGAGAACAATGTCGTTCAGCATCTTGGTGTAGGCTTGGTCAATCGGAGCCATACTTTTGATTGGTTGTGTGACGAACGTCACAGAGTAGAGCAACGCAATAACAATAAAGCACAAAATGCATGTGACAACTATCACCACAAAGCCCCAAACTCGGACTTCAAACTCTTCAGTTGTTAGGTTTGGTTTCTGGTTGGATGTCATTGATTTTCTTCTCCAAGATAGGGGCTACCAAGTATTCAGGGCATTGTTGAGTAAATAAACACTTCGGTTTCTGGCACTGTTCCGCGTGAAAGTTATCAGGGTTCTGGCAAAAATACCTGTACCTGTCTTCACATCCTGTTAACAGTAAAAGCAGTAATAGGTATCTCATACCCTGACGTCCACTGCTTTAGCCCACTGAGTCTTAATCTCTTGAGCTTTTTGTTGTTGGTCAGCCTGCCGACTTAGTTCAGCCAAGCGCTTCATATTCTGTTGATGGATCACTCGGTGAGCCTCTGACAACATTTTTGCGTTCTGTTGGTAAGTGGTAATTCTCATTTGCCCAAGCCAACCTTTCCAAGTAGGAGATTAACAATTCTGTCTGACAGATCATCAGGCAAGAACTTTAGAAAACCTAAGAAATACAAAGCCACGCACCCATACACAAATATCTTGAGGCACATGTCAAAAGTCTTTTGGTACTCATTCACCGACCACACCTTCTAGTAGTGTTGCAGAACTCCATTAACTCATAGATACCAATTGCCACCAAAAACAGAACAAACGCACAACCGCCGAGAATCACGGCCAACTCGTTTAACTCTGCTTCTTTTTCTTTGGCTTTCTTCTCTGCTCGTTCTAGGGCACGAAGTTCTCTTGCGTCATCAATGTCCATCTGGTCTTGACGGGCTTTGATCTTGTTCCACACGTCAATCTTGCCTGTGGTCATAAAGAGCATTTTGAGCTCCTCTTCAAACGCACGGGCCTGCTCAAGCGCCATCTCTATCTGTAGCGCGGTTCCCATGTTGGAACCTTTATTCTTCTTTGTTTCAATCAGTGCTTTGGTAGCTGTGCTTTTTGCGTCAAATAACTTCCCAATCATTGGAGCAAGCGACCCAAGATCGTTGGCCACCGCACTGGCCTTTTTGACCATGCTAATAGCGGTTTGTATTCCCGCTAGGGCTGTCATCGGATCAATCATTTCCGTTCTACCTTCTTCCATTCAAGGCAAACTACCTTGCGGTTGTACACATCTCCAGACCAAGCCCACCGAACACACCTGTACTCAGCAGTAGCGCTAAAAACTAAAAGCAGAGCCGCGACCCATTTCATGGTCGGCTCTTAGATTACGCAGAGTCTGCGTCAGAAGTTGTTGAAACTCGATCTCGCGCAAGCGCGAGGTGCTGATACTTAAACCAGATGTTGGCAATTAGGCCAACAAAAGCTATTACCACACCGGCAATTGCGGCAAATTCTGCCGCATTAAACCCAAAGAAAACTGCGCTGGCTGAGCCACCATAAGTAGCAGTTGTTGCAAGTTTTTCAGCAACTGTCGAAGCAACCGACGTGGGATGGGAATCAGACATATTTGTACTACATGTTGGGATTAATACACTTCGGCCATTGCAGCCAGAATTTCTTGGTAGCAATCGAGCCACTCTTCAAACATCTGGAAACAAGCATTTCTGAATGAAGTCATGCACTACCTCCGGTTCGAACCCTAAAGACGACATGACTCTAGGCGTGTGGGGATTCTGTTTTTGATTGTAGCAATACTTGTTTTGTTTTGGGGAAAAATCTTCTACACCGCGTGTGCCTATGCAACGTAAATAATGCAAAAGATTTGCTTTTGCTGTATCAATTAGGATACTCAGTTCTTCTGGGTCTTGGATATTTCCGGCGGCAATCATGCTAGGACTAAAAATCTCTTTAGCCCACGGCGGCAGCGTTCGTTCTTTAGACCATTCGAGTGGGGCTGTTTGTTCAGCAAACCACACATCTAGCGGGGTTCCGCCTTGTATTGGACTAAAGTCGTGAAACGCGCCCGTAACCTTGTTAGGCCCTGCTATAAGGTCAAACCCGAATACAGGAGAAGGATCGTTGGTATGTGGGAAGATGCACAAGTGCATCATGTACAGCTTGCTTGTAGCTCGTGCGTCGACTATGTCAAGGTGCGCTCTACGAAATACGGGACTACGCCAAAGATGGTTTTCCCAAGGGAAGTTGTGTCCCTCGTCGTAGGCTTCGTACTTATTTAGGCGGCCAATGATCCACGAAGAAAAATCTTCAAGCTGCGAAAGGATCGGGCTGGGCGACGAGTTCATCAAATAGCTCCAGCGTGTATCCAAACGCACGATTAGCCTCATCAGCCAAGTCGTCTGTCAGGTGTTCTCGGATTTTGGCAATGAGGGCGGCGCGATTCTCGAAATCAAAACGCTTGCCGCTGCCGGGGATGTTCTTCTTAATCATCTGACCGCCGTACATATCACCCATGTGATACAGGTAGCAGTACGCCATTAAGTCGTGGTCAGAGACTTCTTCGATACGGTCAAGACACTTCAAAGTTGACTGGTGAATCTTTACCACATCAAGATCAAGCTCTTCCAAGTCCTGCGCCATGATTTCAGCGCGGAACATCTCGGGAGTATCGTCAAACGTACCAAGCTGGCGCATCCGACTTTCCAATGCAGAGTAAGTCACTGTCATGTTATACAGAAACTCGCCGTACTTCTGAGCTGAGATGCCGCCAGATAGCAACAACGCCGTGAAGGGGTGAGCCTCCGCAGCGTCGTGTTTAGCCTTGATTGCTTCACGCAGCGACATCTGAAAACCCTATATTAAAGCTCACAATTACTCGATCTTCTGTTGAGTTATTTGGTAATGTTTTATGCGGCAGCCAAGAAGGAAACAAGATCATCAGGCCGTCCTCTGGCTTCTCGTTTTGTTTTGTCATAACTCCGGGAAACACCGGCAGACTTTTGTGGAGGCACATGGTTTTTGCAATCCAAGCCGGGTCAGAGAAAACAATGTCCCCGCAGTTTTCTGGGGCCTTTGCATAAAACACACCACTGAGCAAAGAGTTCGAGTGAGTGTGTTCCGGCACAAAGCAACCTGTTGGGTAGATGGTTGTCCACATATTGATGAGGTTGTGCTGAAGCGACCCATCTGAAACACTGGCAATCATTGTCCCCGCAAACTCATGAATGAAACGAGTCACGTTATCCCACTCTGGCTTTTCTGTGAGGTCTTGCGTTGAGTTAAACGAAGTGACGCCGTGCTTTAGGTAGTCGGCCTTATCACTTGATTTAGTTCCACGATCCCATTCGCCAGAGACCAAGCTTCCGGTATCCAAACTTTCTCTTAACCCATACGCCAAGCTTAGAACTTCATTGCAAATTTCTGAGCAGTCAGCCTTTCCGATTAAAAGCGGGACTTGGAATATGGGTTTTAGAAAATTCATTTGGATGGTTTGGTTGGCGGAACTACTTCGCCGGGGTCTTGGATGTTAGCGTAAAGAGTTGTCAAATCACGCAACTGCTGGCGATATGCCGCCCACTCTGCTTTTTTTTCTGCACTAAGCTGCGCGTCAGGCATTTGCGTCCAGTCGCTGGAAACCAAGTCAAAGTTTCTTGGAACTCGCACCCAGTTGTGAACCTTCTCTTCTTGCGTCATTTGCACAATTTGCAAAACGGGACGGGCCACCCCGTCAACTATCTCGATTTCAATATTGCTGCCGTCGATGACGTACTCACCTGTTTGAAGGGTGGGCTTTTCAAACTTGGCGTAGCCATGACTGAGGATGAACTCTTCAGTCACGCCCTCATAGTGAATTTCGTGATTGAGCATGCACTCTTGAATGACATTCTCATCCAGCATGGGGTAGCCAGAGACTTCACCATCGACCACTTTTACATAGAGCTTGTTCATTTTTTTTCCTTAAGCGTCTGCTGCATTCATCGGGAAGGAGCGACCACCGCCC